TAACTGTAAGAGTCTCTAGTTGCTTTTGGTTCTTTTCATTTAGAGCAGTCGCACCATCTACGGACTGATTGTAAAGCAACTGAGCTTTATCTAGGTTTTGCAATGCTCCAATAAAAACGTTAGCCTGTCTAACACCGGCCACCTGATTAGCGATTTGGTTCTTTTGTCCAGCATTTAGCAAAGGGAATATTTTTGCTAGTTTTGTAAATATTGCTAGAACATTATCACTAGATTTTATCAATAGATCTTGGTTGCCCTGAGCAGCGGCAAAAGAGTTCGCAAGCTCTGTGATTTCTGGTCTAAATTTCTGAGTTCTTGCAAATAGTGTTTTAAATGCGGTTCCAACTTGCGCTGCACCAAGCCTTGTTTGTTCTAGAGTGGCTGCCAAAATTCCAATAAATTGCTCAAATTCAACTTCAGCAGCCTCTGCAGATGAAGCGGATCTTAGGAATGCTGTACCGATTTCTGTAACACTTGTAGCACTCTGGTCAGCGAATACGGCTATTGTTCCCAATTTCTGAGCTAGATTTTCAGAACTAACTCCAAATACCTGCTGAGCCGCTGTTGCAAGTCTAGCTGAATCTGCGGCATTTAGGTTTGAGATGTTTGAAAGCTTTAGTGCTGTTTCTGCAAATGTGGCCGCTTCTGTTAGAGACTTGCCCTGTCTTACGAATTCGTTTATAGCCGTGCTTACTTCTTCTATGCTTTTTCCAGTAGCAATAGCGGTTGTTGATAATGCGCCAAATGCTTTACCAATATCTTTAGCCGCACCTTCAACCTTTGACAAGTCCTGTATAGCTTCATCGAAATCTAAAGTTCCTTTTATTGCTGCCCCAAGAGCCCTTTGAAGATTTCCAACTACTCTAATGGCTATTGCATACTCACTGAATCTTTGAGTAATAGTTGAAACTCTGGCTCCAAGCTCTTTCAGAGATATGCCACCCTGATTAATCGCTCTGTTGTATCTTATTTGCGCTTTAACGGCTCTGGGTAGCGTTGAGTTTGCAACCTCTTCTACAACAGCCTGATATGCTTTTTCAATAGCCAGCTCTCTACCCCTTACAAGGGCGGAGCCCGGCGTTCTAACTGTGGGGGGTGGTGTATTCGGAGTACCGCCTCCTCCACCGCCACCTCTGCCAGACCCACCTCTACCTCTACCTCTACCTCCACCTCCGCCTCCAACTTTAAACGTGTTTTTACCCCCAATGGAAAACTTTTTAAGAATTTTCTTTAATTGAGATTCTAACCCACTGATGGCAGCACCGCTAAACTCTGCTTTTTGTATTCTAACAGGAAAATCTTTTATAGCTTCATTGATTGCACTTTTTGTTATTTGGGCTTTTGTAAATTTAACAGTTGCATTCTCAAAAGCGCTGCTAATTGCCTTTTGAGTAATTGATACTTTATTTACTTTTACTGAGTACTCTGTCTCTTTTAAAGCTTTTATGACATCAGATTTTATTGTTGACAGAGACCGCTTGGCTAAATTTATTCTATTGATAGTAAAACCCCCACCCGCCCCCTGTTGAGCATCGGCGAAGGCTTTCTTTAGCGCAGTTCTACTTATTGTTAATTTATCTATCTTGGGGGTAAAACCTTTGAATACATCATTTAGAACTTTTTTATCAATACTAATTTTATCAATAGATACATTTTTCAAAGCCTTAGTTATAGACTCAGTTAAAGCTTTTGTATCTATGTTGGCTTTATTTATTTTAAAGCCTATATTTAGTAAAATATCGTTCTTAGCCAAAGCTGCCCCCTATGTTAAATTATTTAGAAGTTCGCTTAGTAACCCTTTTTGATCTAGTTTTTTTTACAGTCGCAGTAGATGTAGACTTCTGATTTTTATCCATCTGATCGTCTTTCTTAGCCTGCTCTTCTTGCTCTTCTTCTTTTTCATTAACTCTTTTAATAAATTTCATTTCTTCCCACTCTTCTGTAATATCTTCATTTTGGTCAAGACCCTGTGAATGTAGATATGCAGAAGTTAGAATTTTTTCAAAATCTACAGGATTATTAGAGCTAAATTTTTCTAAGTCTTCATCTGTTTCAAATATAGAATTTTTACCAGCATCAACTGCTGCAATTCTTATAAACAAATACATTCTTTCTTGAGATGCCATACCCTCTGCGGTCTGTCTAAATAATTCCATTTTTTCGGCAATTAGACTTGTAAGCTCTGATCTTTTTTCTATCATATCTGACATAATTTTAGTTGATTCATCGTTTATGTCGTCAAAATCTTTAATTTTATCAGACATTTCATTTAAACTAATCGCGAGAGAAGTTATCTTATCTTCTTCTTCTTGCCCCCAAGCTCCATTTTTTTTGTAAAGCCTAGAAGCCTGCCTCTCTGTCATAAGGCCAGCTTTTATACACTGTCCAAATATCTGTTTGTAATATTTATCTAACTCAAAAGTGTCTCTTTGTGAAAGCTCTTTAAATGAATACTCTACTTCTTTTTCATTTATTTTTATCTTGTTGTCCAAGTTATTTTTCCTTCCTGTATTGTGAAAACGCATTTCTTATATTTCTAATTGCGTCATTTCCACTTCTTAGCACTGATGATCTAATTGTGCCAAAACCTGCGGCCTTCTTGCCACCCATCATGAACTCTATGATATCAAGATTTGACTTAAACAAACTTTTTATCTGAAGTTCACAATAGGTTTGCAACTCTAAAATTTTTCTATCTTCTTTGTTCAATTTGAACCCTTCCTAAAGTTTTTCTTTACCTGCCAATCGTTAACTTTGCCATTCTTTTGTACTTCTTCTCTTGTTTTATTTATAACCTGTCTTGAAGAAATGGTGTTTTCATCATATATGTCTTTTATTGTTTCTGAATCACCATCTTCTACTACAATAAAGTCTTCTACAAATTCACTATTTTTATTTGATTTTTTGCTGACTCTGCTTTTTCTATTTTTCTTACTTTCGTTTTCCATCCATCTATCTATAGAATCATCATCTTCTATTGTTACATCATCTGGTCTATCGGGATTTTCATAAATGTAATCGTAATATTGAGACCAGTAAACTAAGTGGTTTTGAACAGATGTCCACTCTGATATTGGTTTGCCAAATAGACTTTCTCCATTTTTAGAAGCGCTCCATCTATATCTCCAAACTCCAGACCTTGCAATTTTTCTAAGTTGCTTATCTGATAAAAAGTTGTTTTTGTAATAATTAATAGTTAAATTGTATATAAGCTTTTCATCTGTGCAATTTAGAAAGTCTTCATCCTCTTCCCAAAGCCTATTGCCAAATTTGTCGGTAGCGCTAAGATGTATCATGTGTCTATTTGAAATTTCTTCTGCATGTTTTTCTGCACTGCAACTATCTAAATCTTGTTTATATGAAATCATATTTGACAATTTGTCTTCTAATTTTTTTATTTTATTAGACAAAAATTTAAGTTTAGTTTTATTCGCTTTTATCTTTGATTTAAGGCCCTTTTGTTTTGCTACTTCTTTTTTTAAATCTTTTAGCTCTTGCTCGTCTTCATCTGTCCAAATTTCATTGTTTTTATAAAAAAAGTCCAACTCTTCTTTTGACAGAAGGCCAGACTCAATTGATTCACTAAAACATTGATCGTAGATGAAATCTAAGTAGTTCATTTCAGACATTGTTAAAGATCTAAGAACGTAAGTTTTTGATTGACCAGTGCAATCTTTTGCACTTACAATGGACTTACCCCAAAGTATTTTTCTTATTTCTTTTTCAATTTCCAATTTTCCCGCCTTTATTTTTCCTTCTAGTAAAACAGGGAGGGGGAGTGCCCCCTCCCTGTCACTAATAAATTATTTTTTTATTACTTCTGCACTCTATTGGGAATGAATGCGTTAAAGCTTGAGTGAGTTAGGCTTAAAGAGTTGCTGTTCTGTAGAGTTAGTGTAACAGTTCCATTTCCTCCACCAGTATCGAAACCAGCAAATTCAACACTTGAAACCTTATTCTTACTGCCAAGGTTGATTGTTAGTCCACTTTGAGTTTTTAAAACTATGGATTGATCACTAAGGTTATCAGAATTTCCAAGGGCGTTAATCTTGTCGCCTTCAGCAGTTATAAGCTCAATGGTAGTCTCTACTGTAATCGGGAAAGACACGGACTTGAAGAAAGCTGTTTTTTGGCCAAGTCTAAAGATGTCCTCACGACCAATATCAACTGAAACATCTAGACTTTGAATGCAGTCAATGTTCGGCACTACTCCAGTGGCGACTTGAGAGTTGACCAAGTCGAAGTTTTCAGCTCTCTGAACACCGCTTCCATCAACAGCAGCATCATAGGAGCTTGAAGTTTGGAAGACGGAAGTCGGAACACCTTCAGTGGTTCCCCAAGTTTTATCTGTTCCCTCAAGTGTTACACTCTCAGTAAAGTTTCCATCTGTACCCATTGAAATTGAGTATGAGTTAATAACCATTCCTGAGCAAGTGACAGTAGAATCAGGAGTTCCACTGGCGCTTGACTGAGTGTCCGGGTATATTGAAACGGCTAAGTCTGACTTGTAACTAGCAGTGGACCCCTTTAGATCAGAGTAGTTTGCATCAGTTACCATCATCCACAAGGGCTTAGTTCCGTCAAGAACTCTTTCAATTGTAACTTCAATTTCAGGAATTCCTTCGACATTCTCATAAGCGTCAAGCTGACCTAGTGTGAATACGTCTTCAAGGCTGAAGTTAGTGCTTATTGAAGCTGACTGAACACCGAGGGGCACTTCCCACCCGGCAACTTCTATCAGTGTGCCTGAAGTTATCGGTGCCGCAGTGGTTCCAAATGCTCCTCTTTCTTCAACGTATATTGCGCTATAGGTTGTGTTAGTCCCAACTCCTGAGAATTTAATATACTCTCTTAGATTTGTTCCACTGGCCTTGACAATTAAAACTCCTGTTTGGGGCCAATGCCCAGAGACATCTCCGGCTCCATTAACTCCACTTACATTAAAATTAACATCAGTTGATAGCACACTAGCTGAGTTGACCACGGCTCCTGAGTAGAAGCCCATGACATGACTACCTGAAGGTAGGGCGTTATCTTTAATTGCGAGCTGAGCTGTCGCATAAGTAATTCTATTATTAGCCATTTACAAAGTCCAATCCTTTTTTGAAGAAAAATGACATTAGTACTAAGTACTAGTTTTGAATAAATTTAAATAAAACTCTCTAATATAATATACGTTTTTTTAGTTTAACTTAAGGTGCGTAAAACTCCAAATCCCAATCAACTCTGGCTGTGTAAACTCCATAGTATTCTGATACAGATTCCATTATTTTAGCTGATGAAACATATAGCTTGTACCAAGATAAAGAAGAGTTATTTTGTAAGTCTACATAATCTTGATAAGTTGCTGCCTTGTCTCCATAAAAATCAAATTGAGTAGGTGCAGAGTTAAAGTCCACTCCCTTTATTGTGTTTTTATAAGATTCAATTGTTAAAAGGTCAACTATTTTATTAACAGTTCTTCTGTCATTGGCAACGATATGAAAAGATACATCTTGTGTAACTAGCTGCCCCCCTCCTAGTTGCCAAGGGTCAGAGTCTCTATTTGTTAAATTTATTGCAACTATTGGCAACTGAGAAGAATTACCGCTTGGCAAGTTTATAGACTCTGCATCTTGACCATATTTAAAATTTGAAAATATAATTTTAGCTTTTTCTGAGTCTGGAAAGGTGACATTAACAAGTTTGTATGTAAAATCTGCAGAAACCACTGCTCCGCTGGGAACATTATTTTCAAATATTACTCTGCCATTTCTGTAATCTATGTGTGGTACATATGTGCCACTCCCCCTTTGTTCAAATGAGCTATCAATATATACGCCAGAAACAGACTTTGTGTTATAGCCAGATATTCCGGTTATTGTGTTTTCAAACACCCAGTTATCAAATTGACTTTGATAAGTTTTAGAATCAATCCTAGTTAAAACATCCAGCCTAGAATTTGAATACCATTGCTGACTAAGTTCAACATTTGTATACATTCCATTTAGTAAGAATTTACTATCTAGATGTTGCTGAATGTTGAATTCTAGCAAATCTGAGCTGTCGTAAAGCTTAAATACTGCTGATGGCGACATTTTATTCTTCCACTCTTTTTTCTATTATTACAGCTATTCCGGCTTTAATCTTTGTTTTAGTAATTGTTTTGGCTAACTTTTCTAAAACCTTTGTTTTTCTTAGCCTAAATGTTTGAGAGCTTTTTCTCATGATACCAGATTCTGAACGAGAGGCTTTTTTCCCCTCTTCTTTATAAAAGTATCCAGTTATACTTAGACCATTTTCTAGCCAATCAACCCAAGATACAACATCTGAAACATCAAATTTACTAGAATTTTTTTGTTTCTTGCTAAGTGGGTGTAAGGCTGCTGGATGCTTTTTAAGAGCTTCGAAATCAACCCATTCTAAAATAATTCTGTTGCTATTTGCTCTTATTTTTGTTATTGATTTGTCATTTTTAATTACATTTACAATTTGATCAAGCTCTGCAACCTCCTCTTCAGTAAATCCAAACTCACCTCTAAGTGAAGTCTTAATTTCATTAAACTCATTTGATTCAGCAAAACGGTTTCCAAGCAATTCGTTTACGTTTATAAGAAATTCTTCAAGATCTCTTACAAGCTGATTTGTTTTTTTATTCATAACTTTTTTTATTTTATTTTCCAAATTGGATAAATTTGTTATGGATATTTCATTCATTATTCTATTCTTTTCCAAAAAGAGCTTAGATAAGTTCTAACCTGCAGGCCCTTTTTAACGGGGTCTCCCTCTAATTTATAAAAATTACCCTCTATTTTTGCTTTAACTGAATTATTTATATGAGAAAGCGCCTCTATTCTTGTTTTTAGTCTCACTACTTCCGTCTTATCAATTCCAGTTTCCTCATTATCCCACTCTTCTGGGCTATATTTAATTAGAGCAGTCCAGTCTTTTGTGTTTTCTGTTAACAATTTACCCTGACCTGCGCAAACTGGGCATATCGCTCCTGTTGGGAAAAATCTATTTAAAGGACCGTTTAAGGTGTTTGTATTAGATGAATTATACCTTCCATCAGACTTTCCGTTAGGGCCAACGCCACAGTTTGGACAGTCTTGAGAAACTGGCTCTAAATACAATGTTATATTGTATCCAAGATCTTTTAAAAGCTGGTCTATTGAGCTTTCATACAATTGCTGTAGGGTTTCATCGAAGAAAAGACCCTTTGTAGGTAGAATGCTGTCATCTTCTGCCATTTTAAAACCTAACAATCAGAATAAGGGCCTGTACTTTGATCAAACGGAGATGAGTAATCTCTTGTTCCAGCCGAGTCTCCTCCGTGGTCAACATCTGTTATTATAAATTTGTCGTCATAAGTTATCAATGAGCCATACTTAGAGGCGTCTGAGCTTGATTCGGGGTCTGACTGCAAGTATTGTATTATGGCCATTTGTAGTTCAGAGCACGCATCTGTAACAACCTGATTGTGGCCATCAAAACTGGCAGTAGTATCTATCTCTGAATCTCCGTCTCTGACTTTTATTCCTTTTCCAACTGAGCTTCTTCTTATATTTTTTGCAACCAAGCATTCAACTTGTAATAAAACAATGTCAGCTAAAGAGTCATTAATTACCCCAGAGTCACTTCTTACTATTACACCAGAGACATCTACACCACTAACTGATAACTGAGAGTCTTCTCCAACGATATTTAGTTTTCTATTAACTCTTCTAACACTCTTGTCAGTTAAATATGACCATTCCAAATCTGTAAAAGTAGATGAGGTTAAAGCCATATCTATAATCGCTCTTTGTCTAAGTCCAGAAACTGATATAGCTGATTCTAAAGCCATTTTAACGCCAATCTAAAAGATTTTTATATAAAATATGGGAGAGAGCGGCAAGCCCTCTCCCATAAATTTGACGATTTTATTATTCTTAGAGTGAACCAAGAATAGCTCTGCGGTTGTCAAGAGCGGCAAATCCAAGCTCCATCCAGCCGTAGACGCCAGCCTTGCCACTTCTGTGTAGAGACGGATCGTCGAACATCTCCATGTCTTCGCGAACGGGCATTACGAAGCTATCGCGACGACCAAGGTCAAGTCCAACACAGAACTCTGCATCTGAAGCAGCAAGTGAAGCACCAACAGTGCCAGTTAGGTAAGTCTGGTACTCTTGGCCGACACCCATGTCAATAACCTCATGTAGAGTTACTCCGAATAAGCTAGGAAGCGGAGCCTCACCATCGTGGTTGATTAGGGCGCGAAGAGTAGCATCATCAACAACTGTGTCACTGAAGTTGCGAATGTCGGCAATCGCCTCCGGGCTCAAGAAGAGGTCGGTGAGCTTGCCGTCACGATTTCCGGTTAGTCTCTTCATGGCAGTTTGCATTGAAGTGAGTAGCGGCTTCGTGAATACGCCAGATCCGGCAGCGGTGTCGTTTGTAACAGAGTTGTTAGCAGCAGCGGCTAGAACAACGTGCCATCCGTCGTCATTCATCTTTCTGGTGAAACCATTGGTGAAAACTTCGATAGCTCTCTCAATGACATCCCAGCGAGCATCTCTAGCATAGTCGAGGTTCCAAGAAATCGCGTTAGCAATTTTGTAAGTGGGAACGTGTACTTCATCGCCGTCAATGACTCTGTTCGGAATCTTTCCCTCTGCAGGGACGACGAACGCGGTGTGATCATCTGTATCTGAAATTGTCGGGCTGTAGAAGTCAAGGGGGAACTTGGCATCAACACCCGGCGCAACATTAATTCTGGTAAAAATACCACCAAGAAGATCGGGCTCGAAGGCTCCGGTCTTCCAAACATCACTTAGAACCTGAGCAAGAACTCTGCGATTATCAAGACTAACAGGATCGTGCCCTGCAGTTGATCTTAGAAGATCTTTCTTGCTGTCCATTGAACTGAAATCACTCATTTTTATACCTTTGCTTTCTTTTTTTTATTGTTAATAAATATTAGCAGTCAATAAAGACTTTTACAAACCCAGTGAAAGTGTCACTAAGATCTTCAAGAGCGTAACCAACCTCTTGGTAGCCTGTCGCAGCAGAGGCGGTTAGAACGCCACTGTCAGCTATGTAGAGGGTGTCGCCCTTTGAGATTGAGCCAGTGACCTTATCAGTTACAGCTTCACCCTTCTTGAGAAGGCGAACAACACCAGATACATAGGTCTCGTTTTTGTTCATGTTTCTGGGTAGAGTTGTTGTCCCGGTGTCGTCGCCAAGACTGGCGAGGTTGCCCGGAGTTCCGCGTGTAACGGTGTCCATTAGAAGCATTCCAGCTACACGAGCACCACTGGCGTTGGCAGCCTTGGTGACTTCTCCGTCAGTAGTTGTTGAAATGCAAACCATGATTCCACGCTCCTCCGCCGTTCCAAGGCGGAAGTTGATGTCATCTGCAATGATTTTCTGATGCGCTTTTAGTGCCATGTCGTATCTCCTTATCTTTTTTTTCTCTTGTTAAATGAACTTGAAACAGCTTGAAAAAATCTCTGATAGGTGGGATCAGAGGAATCTGAATCTATATTAATTTCTGCATCTGTAGACTCAATTTTTGACAAATCAATTTCTGAGTCAACAACCTGCTCTTCTACTTCTTTTAGCTCTACTTGCTCAGGTACATCTTCGAGTGAAGCAATGCTTTTAACTAGTAGGCTTTTTACATCTTCAATGTAATCGTTAAACTCTTGGTCAGACATAGCGGAAACTCTGTCAGCTCTTGAATCAATCATTTCTGAGTCCATTCCAGCTTCCATCATTTTCTTATGTCTATCATTGACGATTTGACCAGCTTCAATTTCTTTCATCTTGTCATGCATACCGCCAATAATTTCATTTTGCTTAGTAACCATATCTGTCATTCCTGATAGAATCGCCATCATCTCGTCAACCTTGGCCATAATCTCAGGGTGGTGGTGAGCGCCGTGCTCGCCCATTGCCTGCTCTTTGTCATGGTATCCAGAATCCTGCTCTTCTTCATGCATACTAGCTTCTGACTCTAGGTTCTCAGAATCTTCTGAAACTTGATCTTCTGAAGACTCTTCAACCACCTCTTCCTCAGAAGCTTCAATTGACTCTGACATGTGAATATCACCAGAAGCATCTGAAATATCTAGGTCTTGATCTTGAGCCTCGGACTCTTGATCAGTTGACTCTGAGACATCTTCTTCAGAAGCATTTGTCATTTCCACATCGTCAGCGCCATTAACCTCTGACTCTTCGGTAATTGAAGCTTCAGAAATCTCAAGATCAGTTTCCTCTACAGAATTAGAATCATCTAACTGAGGGTTTTCCATAATCTTCTCCTTCTTAGCCTCAAAATTGCCAATAATATGAGACGCTAAAATAGACTGCTCTGAAGCAGCTTTATTTTCAGTGTCTCCGACTTCTAAAATTAAAGAATCGGGATTAGCGGGAGTGGCAACGACCCCTACTCCCCCGAACATTAAATTTCTTAAAACTCTTCCAACTTTTTTTTCTTCGTAGACACCTTCTCCTCCATTTATTCTTAAATGCTTCTCTAGGATGTCTGATGTCGCAGAGGTTCTTTTTACAATGTCTTCTCCAACTAAATAATCGTAGTCTGAGAACCAAGCCTCTACTGATACAAAAAGCTGGTTTTTAGCAGCTAGTTCTTCTATTCTAGCTGAAACTTCTGGAAATATATAAGCGTAAATGACAGACTCGTTTACTATGTCAATTAAGTCTTCATTTTCTATATCTTCAGCACTGTCAAGTCTTTCACCGCTTTTTGAAACAACATATGTTTCTAGCATGTGACCGACTATTTCAGTATCTTGATGCTCAATGTTAACGGGTTTGTGAGCCCCAGTTAACCTAGCTTTTATAAGTTCTTCTTTTAAAAATACATCGTCATTTAGATTCATTCCTTGTGAAACTAAAATTGACTTCATTTTTAATAAATCTGGATCTATATTCGCTGAAGCTTTTTCTCTTTTTTTAGCTCTTTCGACAATGCTTGCGGCCCAAGTTTGGCCGGGGTCTCCACCCCATAAAGCCCAAGCTATTCTTCCGTTGCTAGGAAAACCGTCTTCTCCGGGTGAGAAGCCTTTTCCTTTTTTATCAACTTCATGTCTTGAAAAGAATGAGTGCATTCTTTTTACAGTTTTTAGAGGTAGGTTTTTCCCACTAGCTATATCACGAGCACGAGCAATTCCAACATCTGTTCCGCCTCGACCATGCTCTCTTCTCCACTCAAGCCCTTTTTTGGCTTCTCTGACCATGCCGTCAGTAGGTTTGAAGCTGTCGTTTTCTGCAGATTTGGCAAGCTCTAAGCAATGCTGAACATCCTCTTCGGACATTTGCATTAATTCAGCTAAGCATCTTATCTCTGTTTTAAATTCCATTTTTGCCTTAAAGTTAAAAGTTAAATAAAGCACTCATAATAATATACGAACTTTGTTTTTTAAGTGGATGTTTTAACTATTCTTGCAACCTTTTCAACAGATCTTCCACCAATATATCCACCCAGCGCTATATCAATTGTTCTCCAAGCTTGCTCTGGTAGGCCGTCAGAAGACGATACTCCAAAATAGTCTAAAACTATTAGAGAGAATAAGCTCATTATAACCATTGGTCTCCAGTTTTTGGTTAACCAAGAGTCGCTTCTTGCTTCAGCCTCTATTATTTTGGCTTGGCCTTCTATGGTTTTTGATTCAAGATCTATTACCTTTTCTTTAACTTGTACTTGAATTTTTTCTAATTCATTTTTTAATGTAGCCTCTTCCTCCTTGCTCAAGTGTAAGTCATCTATAAGATCTACTGCTGGCTTAAAAATTGTACCAATAAATGTCAATATGCTCATTTTAACCCATCTAATCTACAGACCAGTCACAACTTATTCTTGAGCCTGAAGTTGTGTAGAGTCTAAGTTTATTTAATTCAAAGTTATTAGTATAAAATCCAAAATGTTTGCCTAGAAAATCATTGTGGTCGCCAATCTCTGCAATATTACAAATGTCTCCCTGAATAGTGACGTGCTTATCACCCCCGTTTCCATATACACCATTTGAATCGGGATACCCCATGAGACCAAAGAATACATCAATTCTTGTCTTAATGTCTTTATCTTTAGTTCCTAGAATTTGCATTGCGTTTACAAATGATGCAGCACTGGTTGAAACAGATGTGCTACCCGGCGTTGTAACCCTATTTGAGTAATAATATCTTTGGGTTATTTCAGTTACAGTACTAGTTGGAATATAGTTTTGAAAAACTCTAAAATTAAGTTGATCATCATTGCTTAAAGTTAAATTTTTAATTCTTATTTTGTAAGCCATTTCTCCTTCTGCCGGATCAATAAAATATGGAAAATCTAAATATGATCTTACTCCAGACTCTGATCCAGTAGATCTTATTTCTTCTATATAGTTTGTCATGCCTGCTTTGGGAACCCAAAATGAACCATTCCAGCTTAAAAAGTCGTTTAGATCTGTATTAGATGATATTCCACTTGTATTAGATATGGTCAAATTAAGAGACATGTTCGATACTGGTGAGTTTACAATAACTTGACTAGTAGAATCATATTCTAAATAACTATTATTTACTAGGCTATTGATTCTAAGACCGGGGTCTCCAGTTTGGAACTCAGGCGATGATAGTGCTGTAGATCCTCCACCTCCTCCGGTAAATTCATCTGGATACCACTGACTTGATCCATTTCTTCTAAGTAAGTCTCCAGATGCACTTGGCCCTCCAGTGAAATCGGAAAATGACTCCAGTTGATCTATGATTGTCACTCCACTTGATATTATTTGCCCCTCTGTTCCAGAAAAAGCCAACACATGGCCTGAAGAGGGTGTAGATGTTATGAATCCAGATAAGTCTTGAATTGATATGCAGTCAACTTTTTCAAAAGAACTTCCATTTGATATCACTAATCCAGATTGAGAGGAGTAAAATAAAACACCACTATTAGATGTTGGGGACACACCGCTAAGAGATATTGAATCAAAGTTTCTTGGATTTTGACCCTCGTATGACACTTAAAACTCCTACTAAAATCCGTAAAGTCTAAATCTGCCTTTTACTGTTCCTGCTTGAGTTACAGTTATGCCATTTACTGCTCTAAACGAAATAGAGTCTGTTGGCTCATCGCCATCCCATCTTCCAAATATCTGTGTATGATAAGAGTCAGTTACTACGTCCCACTTTCCAGCCCAAAGTGGGTAGCCACTAGTAGCTCCTGTTCCTACTTTAGAAAAGTACCCAGTTAAAACTGTTTTATATTGATAATTGCTATTATTCCCATTAAAAAATTGAAAAAGATTTGTACTGTTACCAATAGAAGTGGATAAGGTGGCGCTACCCTGAGTTCTTCTAGAATTTGTATAGTCGTAGTTAGTGTTAATATCTGAACCAGAAGATGCGAACCTCATCGCTATGTTTCTAGCAGCAGTTCCATCTTTTGCCTCAATATTTGTTCCAATTATAAAATAATTATCGTATGCAGAGCCTAGTCCAGATATAGCTATGCCAGAAACATGACTTGTTTGATTGACTTCTGATATAAGGTTTAAAAAAGATTCTCCACTTGCTATTGTAGCAGTAGAATCTGTCCAAAAAAATCCATTGTACTGAAGAGCACTGTTAGTTGCTGGAGATGTTATTAATACATCACTTAAGTCATTTAACTCTAATTTTTCATTAATCCAAGCTCCAGAAGTAGAATTGTATATTAATAAATCATTGTCTTGTATAGAGGTTATTGAAACATCAGATAAATCGTTTATCTCACTTGCTCCACCACCACCTCCGCCTGATATTCCAGAAGGAATCCAGTTTGTTCCATTATAAGCCAGATAGTCACCACTTGATGGGCTGCCAGCAAAATCATTTAAATCTGTTATATTGTTAAAAACTATTCCAGATGCAATCCAATTTGATCCATCATAAACCAACGCATCTTCTGTTGTAACTGCGCCAGGTATATCAACATCTGAAAAATCTTTTATTCTACTTATATTAAGCTTAATCCAATTTACACTGTCATAAACCAATAGTCCACTTGAATTATGATATATAATCTGACCTTGCTCTGGAGAGCTTGGCGGAGAAGACACTGGGTCTAGATCAATTGACTTATAATTTGGATTATCTCCTAAAAATGACATTTTATCTATTTTCTATAAAAATTTTAATTGAATTTTGTGGAACTGAGAGAGTTTGACCATTTGTGCTTTTTGCTTTTATTTTAACTAACTCTCCTTCATTAATTTCAACAAAATCTATGAGGTCATTGTTGCTATAACAGTTTGAAATATAGCTTCCTGCTTCCAACACTAAGTCAACATCTTTAATTTCACAACAACAATTTATACTATAAACTCCAGACTTTTTTACTACAATTTCTGAATTTTCAATATCAACATAGTCTGAATCAATTTCAACAGAGTCTAGAACTAAATTTACATAATCTTGATTTAGTTCTAATGTTGAGCTATTTTTTGATTTATGAACTTTTATCTTATTCTGAATCTGTAAGTAATTTTTATCTGTTGTAATATAAAAATTGTCATTTAGCTTGTCTCTTACTAAACAGTTTTTTGAAAGCTCTTCATTTAAATCTGCTCCAGATGGAAGTGGGTGAATTGGCAACCCCTCTGACTCTAAGTATAAAAGTGTCCAATAAGTATGCATTTAAATCTCCTTAGACTATGAACCAATTAGTTCCATCTGAAATTAAAGTTAATGAGCCAAAATTAGAACCGATTTGGTAACTACTTGCACCGTCAATAGTTTCTGCTGAAGGTGTCTCTATGCTAAGCCTATTTGTTGCAGCTTGCCCATCTTTGTCTTTTAATATCACTCTGTCTCCAGATAGGGGTGAACTAGGAAGTGTTCCAGTTAGTGCGCCAGAGCTGCTTTCAAATAGATAAACATTGTTAGCAGTAATACTGAAGTCTGAACCAACAGTGTTAACCTTGTCTCTATACGGAACATTTTCATAGTTTACCCAATTTGAACCATTGTACCTTAGTAGTTGGCCACTTGTTGCAGAGGTTATTGCTACATCTGATAGGTTATCTATTCCAGAAGAAGAAGTCAATGCTCCGAGACTTGTTGCAGTTATTGTAACTGCGCCAGTTTGGCTGTTCACTGAGGTTACGGGGAAAGTTACACCTGAAGCAACCCAGCTTGCACCGTTGTAGGCAATTACATCCGAACTAGATGCTCCGGCTGTATTTACATCAGACAAATCGTTTATTGCATGTGTATGACCAACTTCTGATATACCAGCTTCTGAAAGAGTTACGTTGACTATTGTTGAACCACTATATTGAAGTATTTCACCGCTTGCTGCAGAAGTTATGGTAACATCAGATAAATCGTCTATTCCAGAAGAAGATGTTAGTGCTCCGAGGCTTGTTGCGGTTATTGTTACATCCCCTGTTTGGCTGTTAACTGAGGTTACTGGGGCTGTTACACCAGATGGAACCCAGTTTGCCCCATCATAAACTAATGAGTCAGCGGTTGAAACACCAGAAGTGTTCACATCGGAAAGATCATCTATTCCAGAGGATGAAGTAAGAGCCCCTAAACTACTTGCCGTTATAACAACAGTTCCTGTTTGCCCATTAACAGAATCAACGGGATATGTAATTCCAGATGCAACCCAACTTGCGCCGTTGTAAGCAATTACATCAGTTTGTGATACGCCTGCAGTGTTTACATCATTTAGATCGTTAAAATCATGACTGTGACCAACTTCTGATACACCAGCTTCTGACAGTGTTCTATTTATAATAGTAGAGCCACTGTATTGTAGTATTTCACCACTTGTTGCGGAGGCTATAGTAACATCAGATAAGTCATCTATTCCAGAAGACGAGGTTAATGCACCTAATCCACTTGCGGTTATAACCACATCTCCAGTTTGACTGTTCACAGAAGTTACTGGAGCTGTTACACCAGAAGGCACCCAGTTAGCTCCATTGTAAACCAATGAATCAGCAGTTGAAACACCAGCGGTATTTACATCTGAAAGATTGTTTATTCCAGAGGATGAGGTTAGAGCCCCGAGGCCACTCGCAGTTATTACAACTGCTCCGGTTTGCCCATTCACTGATGTTACAGGGAAAGATATGCCTGAAGCCACCCAGCTTGCACCGTTGTAGACAATTACGTCAGTTTGCGTGACACCTGCAGTGCTTACGTCTGAAAGATCATTTAAATTATGACTATGGCCAACTTCTGATATGCCAGCCTCTGATAGAGTTCTGTTGATTATAGTGGTGCCACTATATTGTAATATTTCCCCACTAGTAGCGGAAGTTATTTCTACATCGGATAGGTCATCTATTCCAGAGGAAGATGTTAGTGCGCCTAATCCACTTGCGGTTATGGTAACAGTTCCAGTTTGTCCATTAACAGAATCAACAGGAAATGTTATACCGGACGGAACCCACTGAGATCCACTGTAAACCAAAACATCAGAATTGCTGACTCCTGAAACATTTGTGTCTGATAGTGCTGAGAGAGTTGTAACTCCTTGAGACGGCGTTACATTTACCCAATCTGATCCATCATACTCTATTGTTTGCCCAGAAGATGCAGAAGTTATTGATACATTTGTTAAGTCTTGCAAAGCGTGTGAGTGTGAACCAGATGCTAGTTGCGATGAGCCAACTCCAACATCGCCATTAGTGTCAAGTGTCTCATAGGTTACTCTTGAGTCTATTATTGTGGAAAGACCGCTGGCCACCCATTGATTGCCATCGTATATTAGTGCTTCTGTATTTGAAGCACCTGAAACGCTAGTGTCAGTTAAGCCTGACAGTGATGCTGATCCGGCAGTTACACCAGATGGCACCCAGTTAGCCCCATCGTAAACAAGTGAGTCTGCTGTTGAAACACCTGAAGTGTTTACATCAGAGAGATCATTTATTCCAGAAGATGAAGTTAGCGCCCCTAGTGCACTTGCTGTTATAACGACCGCTCCGGTTTGACCATTAACAGAGCTTACTGGAAAACTTATACCAGATGCTACCCAGCTTGCACCGTTATAAGCAATCACATTTGCTTGTGTTACACCTGCAGTATTTACATCGGATAAATCATTTATCGCGTGAGTATGCCCAACTTCTGACACGCCAGCTTCTGAAAGCGTTCTGTTTATAATGGTTGATCCGCTGTACTGTAAAATTTCTCCACTTGTCGCAGAGACTATTATTACATCTGATAAATCGTCGATTCCAGACGAAGATGTTAGTGCTCCTAGCCCACTTGCCGTTATGGTGACATCGCCAGTTTGGCTGTTAACAGAAGTTACTGGAGCCGTTACACCAGATGGTACCCAGTTAGCCCCATCGTAAACAAGTGAGTCTGCTGCTGAAACACCAGATGTGTTAACATCTGATAAATCGTCGATTCCAGACGAGGGTGTTAGTGCTCCTAGTCCACTTGCAGTTATTAAAACAGTTCCGGTTTGCCCATTTACTGAAATAACGGGGAAACTTATACCGGATGCCACCCAGCCTGCACCGTCGTAGGCAATTACATCAGTCTGTGCTACACCTGAAGTGTTTACATCTGAAAGATCGTTTAAATCATGACTATGACCAACTTCAGATATTCCCGCCTCTGAAAGAGTTCTGTTTACTATTGTGGAATTGTCATATTGCAATATTTCGCCACTAGTAGCAGAAGCTATTGTTACGTCCGATAAGTCTCCAATTACAGATGATGTCGTCAGTGCTCCTAAGCCGCTTGCGGTTATAGTAACATCTCCAGTCTGCCCGTTTACCGAGTCAACAGGGAATGCTATGCCAGACGGAACCCACTGAGACCCACTGTAAACCAAGACATCAGAATTACTGACTCCTGAAACATTTGTGTCTGTTAGTCCAGACAAAGATGCGGCTCCAACTGTTATGCCAGAGGGAACCCAGTTGGCTCCATCATAAACTAATGAATCCGCGATTGAGACACCAGATGTGTTTACATCTGATAAATCGTCGATTCCAGAAGAGGAAGTTAATGCTCCTAGTCCACTTGCCGTTATAACAACATTTCCGGTTTGTCCGTTAACCGAGTCAACTGGATATGTAATTCCAGAGGGAATCCAAACAGAGCCATTGTACACAAGAACTTCTGATGGACTTGCGCCAGATACACTTGTATCAGTTAGCCCTGATAGACTAGAAGTTCCAGCAGAGACAGTTGTGTTAATCCATTCTGACCCGTTGTATTGAATATATTGACCACTTGAAGCTGCTGTAATTGTAACATCATTTAGTTCATCTAATAAAAGTGACACGGACCGAGATAACCCACCAACAGAATTGCTAGGCTCATAGCCCCTTAGATCAATTGAATCTAAAAGTGTCCAAGTTCCGTTGTTTGCGTTTTGATGCCTAAGTTTAAGCTCTGTAATTAAAAATGAATTATGTGAAAACTCACTAGGTATTGAGTAGTCGCTAATTCCATTTACATCGTTAAGTAACTTTGCCTCATTTGTATATGAACCATTTGGCAAGTTAACCATTAGTTGGCACATACCTTCTGGGTTTACAACTCCCCATATAACTAGTGTAAAATACTTATTAACTAAGCTTGAATTATTTGAATCTACTAGCAATTCATTTAAATCTTGTATTCTTAAGTATGGAGAGCTTGGGTAATTAGTCACAAATGCAACACCGCTAGAAGAAGGTATTCCAAAATCTTTTTGATCAAAATTCATTTCGTGAGAGAGTAGAACTTTTCCTGCTGACCCTGAAAACCCAACATTGTCAGCAGTTGATGGATTTGTAGTTATAATTCCACTAAAGCTAACTCCGCTAAGCCATTTAGCTGATTGGTACTTTATCCAAGTATTAATGTCTGATAAATGTCCAATTTGTCTTTCGTCTTCTATTTCATCAGACCACTCAACAAAAACAATTGGGCCATCGGATGCCACGCCTGAGCTTGACTGGATATGAGCCTCTGCAACTCTAACATGAGAACCAGAAGGCGGGAATCCAGTTGTACTTGTTTCTAGAACTAGTGATGAGCCAGAAACTGAATAGTATGCATAGTTCGCCTGAAGACTTGAATTGTTTCCAGCTATCAATTGGATTGAGTCTCCGCTTCCAACAATAGTTTGTCCTTGATTTTCTATTGCGGTAAAAGTATTGTTGGCCTCATATCCCGATACTGATAAGTAAACATCTGGTGTAGCTCCAGAAGTGTATATAGAAACAGTCAAAGGTGTAGTTGACATGCCGTCGTAAATAGGTGTAGTTTTTGTTAATATATTTGAATTTTGCCAAATTGAACCATTGTATCTTGCTATATCTCCAGATTGAGCACCTGAAAATGACATATTTGTAAGATCTTCAAAATTGTGAGAATGTAATCCAGATGCAACTTGGCCAGATCCTGCTCCGATGTCTCCGTTAGAATCTAGTGCCTCATAGGTAACATTAGAATTTATTATAGCTGATAGGCCGCTCGCGACCCAGTTTGCACCATTGTAAATCAAAGCGTCATTTGTTGAAGGAGTAGATATTATTACATTTGAAAGCTCATCTAGTGTTAATGATACATCACTTGCAACCCAATTTGATCCATTGTAACTTAAAAATTGGCCACTTATTGCTGAACCAGTTACATTTGAAAGATTTTCAACAGTATTGTTAACATTTTCCCAAAAGACACCATCGTATTGTATTATTTGGCCATTTGTGGGTGTAGTTATGATTACGTCTGTTAACCCGTCTAGTCCAATTGCCCCAGATACACCTGAAGACCCCGTAGCAATATCAGATATTAGCAATCTACCAGAAGCGTCAACAGCAAGAGGGTGTCCCTCTGGGCCATATGCATAAATAAAAGGAGCTGCACTAGAAAGAGAATTTACAACCATTCTTCCAGATGCATCGACTAATATGTGCCTTCCTTCGGGTCCAAATTGAAATATGTTAGCCATTTTTCTTATTAATCCTTGTCACCTAGAGAAGTTTTGCAAACCGCAAATGCTTTTTGAGTTATCTCTCTTAAAGCCTCTTTGCTGGGTCTTCTTCCATTTTGCTTTATGTAATTTTCAACTTCTTGTTTTGTAACCTGTCTAACACATCTATCTAGCTTTTCTGGAGCCTCTGTTTTTGAAAATTTATCATCTTTAGATTTTTCCAATAGTAAACTTGGCACAGAGTTAGTTACAAGCTTTATTATGCTATCTATGTCTTCAGACTTTAAGCTTCTTGCATCTTTGTATTTTTTTTCTTCAAAAATATGATTCTTTGCTGACTCATAACAGAAATCAAAAGCTTCATCAATCTCTTTATAACTGTAAGTCGAACAAGAGGCCGCAGTTTCACCAACTGGTCTAGCTGGCTCTTCTGTCACTTCTCTTCTATTCTTTGGGCCAGTTGGGCTCCCGCCTTTTCTTCCATTTTGTTCTTGGGAAGACGGCAGATTATTTTGCTCTATATCTGCTATTTCTACTATTGTTGGAGGACCATTAGGGTATTGAGGGCCAAACTTGCCAACTCTTAGCAGTGCAAATGGACTATCTTCTTTTTCAGATTCTCTTATTTTAGCTTCTTCACTCATTCTGCTTACTTCTATTTCCAGATTTTCGCCAAACCTAGAGACCATTGTTTCATAAGATAAAGCATTTCTGTCAAAAAGCTCTAATATAAATTTTTTCTCGGTTTCTTCGTTTGCTAAAGACATGTTTGTTAGCTTTATGTGTGGAGCATTTCTAAAACCCATGTTCTTTGTCACTAGCTCAATTTGCTCATTTAAGAATTCTAACAATATGGACCTACCTGTTTCAAGTCTTTCTAGAAGAGTTTTAACAGAAAGGTATGAGTTGCTATAATTTCCGCCGCCACCATTTACTAGTATTTCTGCAACACCCAGTCCACTTCTAATGTCATCATCTACTTGCTTATATTTTTCAGCAGAGAAAAAGTCTTTCACTGGCGGGTAGTCGGTCTCTAGAGATATCAAGTCGTCCCAAACTATGGTTTTTGACTTAGATGGGTTCTTCATCATTGAAACCATTTTTGTATATTTATTTTTACTTGGGGGTAATCCTGCTGCTGTATCACCTAGTTTTACTATAGTTACAGCACTGGTTACGCCTTCTGCTACTGATATATCCATATCTCTTATTAATTTTTTGAACTTTATGTCACCCATAACTCTCCATAGCATGGGGTTAGCCCAACAGCGATAGCCGTCTTTTTTGTAAAACAACATGCTAAATTTATTTGGATCTAAATCGTAGAGTCCCTTTGTCTTTAGCTTTTCCCAAGCATCTAGCCCTATCGCGTCTTTTATTTTTTTTATTTCTTTTGAATTATTGCCGCCACCCTCCATTTTTATAAGCTCTTTACAATCAGACTGGTTGTACTGGTAGGACCACCTATCATTGCCAAGAATGGAGTTTCCCGTCCTATAAATGCTCAGAGCATCTAAGATTTTATATTTATAAGGAATTATTCTGCTACTAGGTGTGGCTTTATCTTCGAATAAAGAATTTGTGCTTTTTTCTTTACCAAAGCTTCTTCTGAATTTTTCTATTTCATTTTGGTCTATTTTGCCAGTTAAAGATAATACTGGAACATTTCCGTCCCTATAGATACATTTTAATATTTGCTCTGAAAGCTCTCTTAGTTTTACTTTCTTAGCCCACTGTTTGAAAAACTTTTCTATTGGCTTTGACTTGTGATATATTTCAATTCCCTCTACGCCAAAGTCGCTCATTAAGTCTATAATGTTGCCTATTATTCCAACATTTTCATATGCTTCTCTACATGATGCTATTCTATTTTTAATCTCAGATTCACTTACGCCATCTCTTTCTGTGCCTCCATCAAATTTAACTTTACTTCTACCAAAATTTGACTCAGACTTATGAACTATCTCAGCTTCTTTTGCTAAAAACCCGTCCCAAGCCTTGGCTCTGCGATGTATTGATTTATTGTTGCTATCATTATTTGGCGCATTGGTCATATATTTCTCCTATAAAGCTATAATAATGCTACATATTATTATACGATTTAAATCAAACAGGTGAGTTAAATTCGTCAGCCCAGCCGCCTATAGTGTCTTCTTTATCATATGCTCTTTTCGCCAAATCATTCGCACTCATTGTCATATCTTCATACTTTGAAGCCATGTAATTTGACAGTAGTAATGAGCTATATCTATCTTTATGCTTAACGCTATCGTCAGTTTTTGAATTTTGTGGCTTTAGATCAAAATGCTTTCTTCCTGAGCTTGTATATGTTACAGTTATTGATAATAGTTCTTTTTTAAGTTCAGCTATTTCATAAATGCAATCATCGCTCTTTTCGCTCATGTAATCACAAGTTGGCCTCGGAAACATTATTTTTTTATCTTCTATGTTTTTTTGAAGCAAAGAGTTAGCTTCTTCTATCCAATTGCTAGTAAAAGACTGAAGATTTAATATCTTTATTGCAGATTCATCTCTGTCTTCTGAATCAATTCTAAGAATTTTTGGCTCATTGGCCTTCTTTATGTCTAAGCCATCTGGAGATTTGTCTACGTTTAAAAGCTCTTCTACAGCCATTCCTCCGCCGCCAGAGTCCATGTTTATGCCAATTACATTAAAATCTCTCATTAGACCTCTTATTTTTGCAGCAGCGTAAGAGTACTTTTTATTTTGACATGTCCAATGGTAAACTATTTTATTTGGCTGTCCTATTTCTACTACGCTTATAGAGAATCTATCTATGGTTCTAGCTGGATCTATTCCCAGTATGTAATGTCTGTCTTGTCTGCCCTTTGTCACTATTTGAAAGCCATCAAGTGAATTTGCGGTAGCTTCTTTTATATCTTTTGCTTTAAAGAAACCTGCAGAATCATCTGCAAACTGAGCGTTATACTCCATGTCAAATATGTGTTTTGGCATAGTGGCCCTAGCTGCGTCGATTAGCTTTCTGTCCATTATGCCTTCTTTTAGTTCATCATATCTATATTTTATAATACAATAATCTTTATAGTCTACATCATACTCATGCTCAGATCCAAGTATGTCGGAAAAGGAATTTGCATTTCCCTGTAATCTATTTGCTATTATTGCAGAATAGTGCTTATATTGTTGATAGAATGGACCATTTGTGTATCCAGCAGTTCCTGCTAGTATTATTTTGTTTCCTTGGCTAATTTTTTGAGGGCCTTCTTCTTGTTCTTGCTCGTTTTTTTCGTCTTTGCCTTTTGCTATATCTCTAGATTTTTCATATGGATCTGAAAAAGTTGCTCCAAAGCCTCTAATTACTTTGTTGAAGATTTCGGGGTCTATGCTGTCAAATTCGTCTGCAATGATAACATGACCTCGCTCACCTCTAATTTTATCTCCATTTGGACCAAGCGGAAGGGCTGTGATTGTTGACCCACAAACAGAATATCTGCATGTATCATTTCCAACTCTTGGCTCATGATCTGAAATTAAAGATAATATTGGAGACTTTTTATAAATTCTGATTATTTCTGCAAATATCAACTTAGACTGTCTAAAAGATGCTGAAACAAGTATTATTCTAGTATTTGGAAACATTACTGCATGATATATTGAATATATTGCAAGCATCATTGTTTTTCCAGCTCCACGAGAAAGAAGAAGCATTGGAAATTTGAATTTAAGCATTGCAAGCAACATGCCAAGCTGATGCTCTAGTAGGTTCACATTCATTATGTACTTTATGCCAAAAACAGGAGAGTACATAGGGTTTGACATTTTTGCAAACTCTATTAATTCATTTTCTTCTTTTAAATTCTTTGGAATGTCTTTTAAAGGGTTTATAAGACTAGCCTCTGGAGGGAGATTTTTTCTCCATTCATAGTCTGGCTTAAATATGCTCATTAAATCGTTCCGGCTACTCGGTAATTATAGGCTTTTATTAATAATGTTCTAGTTATAGCTTGAGCCATTTTTTTGTTACCTGCGAATATAAAAGGAACATCATACCTCAAACTTAGTGCAATTATTGAGTTAAATATAACGCTACCCTTCATTTGTGTAAACTTTTTATATTCAAATATAGAGTCCCAAGTATCTTCTACTATAACATACTTTTTTTCTATATCTTTCATTCTTTCAAGCTCTGCTTCAAATCTCTGTCTGTGTTTACCAAGATTTAAGCAAAGTTCATTTATTGAGTTTTTTCTTTCAATTGTTATTAAACTTTCATAACCTTTTATTGAATAGTCTCCAGTATCAAGCTTTGAAAGCTCATATCCATCGCAGCTTGCGCTGGCTCTAAATTTATATGGATCTTTCTCTCTTGTGTCTACTATTATTATGGGTTTTTCGTTGCTGTTTTTTTCTTCCGACATGTGTCATTCCTCATCGTCTCTTTCACTAACAAAATTACTTCCTAGATCTATTTCCGAATCATCTCCGGCAAGTATATTTTTGTTTAGTCTATTATTGTAGGCTTCTTCTGCTATATACTTTAACATTGCAGCTTCGTAACCTATTTCTGCTCTTTTATTTGCGTCTTGAAGCTCCTTTAGTATATTTACGAAATTTATGCTCTGATCCTGTCTATTTTTAAGCCTTTGCTCTCTTGTAACATTTAGAGACTTTTGACATTTGTGAATTGTGTCCATGCATTCTTGAATTTCTTTAGACCTGTTTGCATTAGAATTGTTTTCTCTGAAGTTTTTTTCATCTTCTAAAAATCTAAACATTCTTATTTCCGCTATAACCATAGTATGAACGAGATCTTTTTCAGATGATGTCATAGTTTCAATTGTGGGGTCCATCATGAATTCTAAGTATTTTTCTTCATAATATCTTTTTTCATCATCTGTAAGAGATTTTGAAACAGTTCTATACCCAGCAGTGGCCCTGAGTTCATCTAATATTGCTTTTTTCTTATCTTCTTGGGATAAACTATTTAAATATGACGCTTTTTTTATTTGTGATTTTAAATTTTTATCTTTTATTTTAACATTTTGTTTAGTTAAATTTTTTCTTTTCCTATATTGCATTATAGAGTTGAAGTCTCTGTTTAAGACTTTTCCCATTTCTCTGTCGCTCATAGATAAATAATTTTGCCTGATGAAAGCTTCTTCGCTTTGAGAAAACCTACCTTTATTCATCTTTTTTAGTCCCTCTATCTTTTTTGTAAATTTCAGTAACTTCTTTTCTTAGTTTATTTAATTTTTCTTGGTCTATTTTTTCACAACTGTATTTTTGCTGTATTATTTCTTCAAGAATCTTACTAGACTCTTCTGATAGTCTTGAAATTAAGAAATCTTCAATGTCAACTGCTTCAAAAGAAGATTCTGAATAAAATCTCATATTAGAGCCACTGGTTGTGGCTATGAAGCCACTAGCATCTTTTTCATTTTCTGAATTAGCTCCTAGATAATTACCATATGACATTCCTAAGCTATACTTAGATCTATATAGTTTTATATACTTGTTATAAAGAACACAGTTTTCTTTATTTTTGTAGAAAGAGCAATCATGCTCTCCACACCTATGTTCTTTCTTTTTCCAATGCTCACAAGATTTACATGGTAATTTATGATAATACAAATGCTTTCTTTTTAAGTCTAAAACTATGTTGTCAGCACATCTTGAAAAGTATAAGTTGTATTTTTCGTAATATGACTTATCTTTTTGAAACTTAGGCAATGCTTTAATAAATTTTATCATAATCTCTTGTTCTAAATCTTCTTTTGAAAACCAGAAATTATTTCTACTTGAATGGTATGCAGCCTTACTAGAAGCTATTGACTCTAAGTCTTCCCACATCTTTTCTGGAGTAATTCCGCTAGGTAAATCTATATCTTCCCAATTGAACAAATTATAACCTTCTAAGTATTCTAATGCTTTGATGTAGGTATTCATTAGCAACTACCTCATCGGAAGGTGATATTCCAACAAAATACCTACAAGATTCTTTTATTCTTTTGCAAAAGCTATTACAACAATTTATGCCTATGCATGTAATGATATCTCTTTCAAGACTATTGTATAGTACCTCTTCAAAGATAAAATCGAAAAAATCTTCATTTTTTTTAAAAATTTTACAAGAGCTTATTTGTTCATTTTGGTGATTTTGATTTGTATCTACTATTTTAACCAAGAATAGGGGTTCTTGGCTAGTCTTTGTTACAAATGTCTTTATATCTATACTAGCAAAAGCTTGTTCGTTGAAGCAGGATATTACGCTTGATATGTTCGTGAGTCTACATAAGAAAAAAGCCTTTGCCCCATTTTTTAACCTATTAATAATCTTATAAATTATTTTTCTATTATAGTAGTGTTCATCTTGAGCGTCTATTAAATATATAGATGTTTCATCATTGCTACTTAATGCAACGGACATGTTTTCATAAATTGGTTTTCTGATTATATTGAGAGTATCTACTTCCATATTACTGACCAGAACTTCCAAATCCACCAGATCCTCTTTCAGATTGTTCTAGATTATCAACTTGTAAAAATTCTACAGTTGGAAGGGGTACAATTACTAACTGGGCAACTCTATCTCCCACCTTGTAAGCTTTTACTGGTTTTGTTCCAGAGTAAACATTTCTGTTGGCAAAATCATATATGCTATTTTCAACAGGCTTCATTTCGTTTTGAATAATTTTAAATCTTATTTTCAACTCACCAGTGTAGCCCGGATCTAGTACTCCAACACCATTACAGAGAATTAATTGCTTCTTTGAAATGCTGCTTCTTGGATATATCAACATCGCATATCCTTCTGGAAGAGAAAATGCTAAGCCAGTTCCGTACTCTATGAAGTCTTCTTTAACAGAGATGCTATCTGCGTAAACATCAAAGCCAGCATCTGCAAAGTGGGCTTTTACTGGAATTTTTGCAGTATCTGATAGTTTTTTAAAGTTTACTTGTAAATTAGTTGATTTCACAGGTTCCTCCAGTGCAGCTTATCTCTTGTGAGCCGGTTGTTTGATCTTCTTTTTCAAAGTCGCTAAGCTTAGCATAGTTTATAATTTTTTGATTTTTTAACATTTTGTTATAATCGTCTTCTGAAATTTCTTCATAAGGAGCTTGCTCGTAGCTACCGCCATCGAAATTTAAAAACGATACACCTGTAATGTACTTCCAGTTTTGATAAACCCAATTTCCAACTTCTAGCCACTCGTGATCTTTTACATATATTGTAGCACTTGCATTGTGCTCGCACCAGTTTTCCTGAATATGCTTGTAGTGCTCTAGTTGTCTTATCGCATTAAAATCTTTTCTAGTAATAGAGCCTTCTGGAGATTTTACAGGGAAAGATACAACCCAAGTATTTACTTTGTCTTCTGACCACCTTTTGCCCTTTTCATAAATGGTGCAAGCGGTAGTGTCTCCTTCTTGAGCTTTTTTCCAGTCTTTAAGTCTTTGTCCATTTTCAGGAGACATCTGTATCCCCTGAGATTTCATCATTTTGAAAAGTGGATCTATAGATGATATTCTATATCTTCTTATATAAAATTCTGAATATCTAGGATGTAAGCCTGATGCCGAGTTAACAAGCTGACTAACGGTTCCAGAAGGCTTTACGCATGTAACGGAAGTTGATATATTTATGCCAAGTATTTTACAAGCTTTTTCACTTATTTTAAGAGCTTTTGCCTTCATTGCTTTAACCATTGAGGGGTTTGACATCATTTCGTAATTATCCATCTGGCCTGTTATAGAAACTCCTAGCAATCTCTCCTCTTTGCAGTTTCTCTTCCATCTTGGATTTAAATAAGGAAAGTTTATAAAAGTAGACTGAATAGCTCCTAGCCAAGTTGCTGCCTCAATCTTGTCCAAAACATCATCTAAGTCATCATCTTTTCTAATTATAACTTCTGACAAATTGCAAAATTGACAACTTCTTAGTAATATTTCTGCACAAGGATTTACTCCTTGTATTCTTTTTGACAATCTTCTTTGCGGAGTTCTTTTTTTTGCCCCCTCTAAGTTTATTATACCTCTTTCACCAGAGCCACTGTCAGCTAAGTTTGCCCACTCTTTCATAAATCTTATTGGACCCGGCTTTTCATGATATACAACAGAATTGTTGGCCATGCTTCTGTGTAAGGGAAATGGCCAGTTTTTTGCTACAGCCATCTCTTCGTCGTTTAAATCGGAAAGAGATATTTGACTAGATCTTCTTACTCCGCCAACAACAACTATTTCTGCAATTTTATTTAAAATATCATGACACTCTATAGGCTTCAGCTTTCTGCCTTGAGCATCTGAGAATGTTTTTCTAATGAATTCATGTAAAGATATTAGCGGGGCTGGTCCACTGCTTCTTCCTCCGAATGTTTTTAATCTAGCGCCTTTTGGTCTTAGCATTGAATAATCTATCTCTAAGTCTCTACCAGAGTAAAGGGCTGTCATTAGGTGCTTAACCGAATCTGCCCATCCTTCTTTTGAGTCTGGTACAACGAAAGTTCCAACGCCGTCACCTTTCATTTGCTCTACAATAGGAAGTTTTTCGACATTGTGACTTTCTACTGAGAACCCATATCCTGTTCCACACATGAGTATGTAAAGACTCTCTGCAAATGAATCTACGCTATCAATATTCTGAAAAGCGCAGTTGTACATGGTTATATTGTTAGATTCAGCCGCAGCACCAGCAGACCAAATTGCTCTCATGCTTCCAACTGTTAAAAAGTCTGTTAAATACCTTCTAACTTTTCTAAAGACCTTTTGCGGCACTCTGTCTCCAACATTTTTTTCTAAAAACTCTACATATCTTTCAACGGTTTCTTTCCAATTTTCTCTTCGGTTTTCTTCTTCTACCCACTTTGAATAAGTTCTATAGTAAACAAATTTAGATGCTTCGTTTGGAAAAACAGTTTCGTCAGTCAATTAAAAATTCTCCTTCTTTTCTTAAGTAGTATTGTCCACCTACTATAGCAAAATCTCCTACATTTATGTATTCCCAAATCGTACTTTTATTCTCTGTATCAACATGAGCTATCATGAAACCATTATTCCAAGGTTGACCGTTTGCATAAGAGGCATCTCTAACATGGAGACAGCCCAACTGATGCCAAAGATAGCTTCCATAGGTGTGGTTGTGCATAGAGTATGCTAGATATTTGTGATGATGGCCGTTGACTCCGGGCAGCCCAACTTTATTTCTAGTCTGAGGATAGTGGTCAACTATGAATGAATCATAATAAACTTTGTTGTTTTTTGCGACTTCTTTTTTTGACTCAGATGCAGTCCAAGTGTGCAAGTCGCCTTTAGCTATATAATTTATTTTAAATTTATCTAAGCCAAATATATCAGAAATCTTCATTCCATGAATAGAATTTAAAACATCCATTAGCGCTGGTGAATTACTAATTAGGTGCTTTAGAATTCTTTCATCATGGTTCCCTTCTATTAAGTCGAACTCTGCAGTTTGGCAGGCTTCTCTAATAGGTTTTAATATTTTGTCGTGAGTAAACTTTATTCTACCAGAAGCATCCCACTCTCTTGGATCTACGAAGTATTTTCCAAATTCTGGAGCATCAAATAAGTCTCCTCCAATAATTATGTTGTCTGGTTGAACTCTTTTTATTGTGTCAACTAAAACTCTTAAAACAAATGCATCACACATTTTATCATGCACATCTGAAAATATTACACATGTTTTAAATCTGCCTTTGTTAGCTCTTGGCTTTTTATACTTGCCAGCCCAACTTTTTCTTTCTTTAGATAGATTTTTAATCGCTTCGTATTCTTCGTGTCTAGCAATTAAGTTTGATATTTTCCTTTGAGACCTTGATGGAATTAGATTTGCTGAAGATTTTAACTGTGTAAAGGTTCCAAAGTGTTTTTCTACAATAGATCTAGGTATGTTTGTTACTTTTTCCCAACTAATTCTAGTTAGTTCAGTTTCTAGCCCTGAAGCGGCCCATTTTGCTATTTCAATTAAATCACTCTTTGAGAGTCTTTCTTTATCAAAACTTTGACCTTTTTCTATTTTCTTAATCCATCTGTTTTTTGACATATTAAAGCCTATCTAGTATGTGGGCACCGTTTTCTCTGTAACCAAGAGCAGTTAGCTTTGTAAATATAGCCCTTTCTCTAAGTTCTTGTAGATCTTTAGAATTTGAATAAGTCATTCCAGATCTAATGCCTGCACAAATATTGCTAACAACTTCTTTAGCTTTACATTTTACAGGAACATGAGTTGCGATCCCCTCTGCTGCAACATCTTTATACGAGTCGCCTCTCCAAGACCTCATTGCAGAAGCAGAAGCCATTCCTCTAAAAAGCTTCCACTTTGTGCCATCTTCTTTTGTGATAATTTCACCCGGAGTTTCTACAGTTCCGCTTAACATCGACCCTAATATGAGGGTTGAAGCTCCTGCTGCTAAAGCCTTGACTGCATCTCCGCTATTCTTTATTCCTCCATCACATATTATTGGAACATTGAATTTATTTGCCTCTTGTGAGCATTCAATCAATGAAGAAAGTAGGGGTACACCAGCTCCAGCTATTTTCCTAGTTAAACAAGCTCCACCGTTGCCAATTCCGACCTTTAGTGAATCTGCCCCAGCTTCACATAGAACTCTAGTAGTGTCCGCAGTTGCCACATTGCCAGCTATGACTTGATAGTTGTAAACCTCTTTAACATGCTTAATTGCATCAACAACTCTACCACATGCTCCATGTGCAACATCTATTGTTACAATTTTATTAAAATAGTCTTCTGGGTCTAACTTTTTAATTTCTTCTAATAGGGGAATATAGTCTTCTACAATTCCTATTGAAAAAGCAATGTTAATTATTCCAAGATTCATTGCCTTTTTAATTGTTTCAACTATTGTTGAATCAGGCATAAATCTATGTAGAATTCCAACACCCCCAGCATCGCTCATGGCTTTCATCATGTTTATCTCTGTAATTGTGTCCATGTTTGATGAAATTACCGGAGTTTCAATTTCTATGTCTTTTGTTAATCTTGTTTTTAAACTAACATCTTTTCTTGATTTTATATCTGTATATTGTGGAACTAATAAAACATCATCAAATGTTAGTCCAACTTGTTCTCTAATTTTCATTTAAGCCCTTTGCTGTTCTTTTGAGACTCTCTCTATATCAGCGTCTACCATTTCTCTTATCATTTTTTCGAAGCTTATAATCGGCTCCCAATTTAAAAATTCTTTAGCTTTTGAGTAATCGCCTCTTAGATATTTAACATCTGCAGGTCTTTGCTTTCCGATTATTTGAACATGGTCTTTCCAGTTTATCACCCCTATTCTTTCAAAGGCTACTTTTAACAAGTCACTTATGCTATTAGATATGTTTGTAGCTATAACAAAATCTTCTGGAGAATCTTGCTGAAGCATTAGGTGCATGGCTTCAACAAAGTCTCTGCTGTCACCCCAGTCTCTATGAGAATCTAGTCCAAGAAGCTCTACATGTGTCTGTAGTCCTGCTGATATTCTTGCAACTGCGTCAGTTACTTTTCTGGTTACAAATTCTAATCCACGAAGCGGTCCCTCGTGATTAAAAAGAATTCCGTTGCAAACGAACATATTGTAAGATTCCCTATAGTTAATGGCCATATTGTGAGCATAAACCTTAGCTACTCCATACGGACTACGAGGATAAAAATCTGAGTTTTCGTTTAATATTTCTACCCTGTTTTCTCCGCCAAACATTTCAGATGACCCAGCCTGATAAATTTTTGCATCTGGCTTATTGTTTCTAACTGCTTCAAATACTCTTGTTGCTCCTAGTCCAGTTACGTCTGATGTTCCAACTGGGGTTTGCCAGCTTGCACCTACAAATGACTGAGCTGCTAAATTATAAACTTCGTCTGGCTGAAATTCTTTGACAACTCTATCCAATGAACCTTGATCTAATAGGTCTGCATGAGTTATTATTAGATTCTCATGGTTTAGTATGCCTAATTCCTCTAGTCTCCAGCGCCGAGGCGTTGAAGATCTCCGCTCTGTTCCTACAACTCTGTAGCCCATATTTAGCAAGTGTTTTGCTAAATTTGCAGCATCCATCCCTGTTATACCTGTTATAATTGCTGTTTTCATATTTTTCTTTCTATTCCTGCAATGCTATTTTTAAAGCACTTGCTAATTCTCTTATCTGCGTCTGTGCATCTGGTGAGCTTCTTAAAAGTAATATTCTGTCAAAAGCTCTCTTAGAGGCTGTTAGCCAAACTTTTGACATCATGTTTTGAGTTAAGTTGACTCTAGCTTCTTCTGGGGCAACATCTTTTAAGAATCTATTATATATAGATAGCGACTCTTTTGTGTTTTTTAGATGTAGTCTTATATATTTTTCTTGTTTTTCTGTTGGCAAATATTTACCAGCACCCTGTTTGATTGAGTCGTCTGGTCTAGCCTTAAATCTGTCTATCAAATAGAAGCTTGGTTGGGAGTCTACATATCTTCTGGATACTTCGTTGTATGTGCAGCCAACAGTGCTCTTCATTAGTTGTCTAAGAATAAAAATAGGGGCCTCTATAAGTACAGTTTTACTATCTGTTTCTACTAGCTCCTCTGGCTCTATTCCTTGTATTAGAGATAGCTCTGATTTATGCATTAATGTTAAACATGAGTGTGGGCATTTTTCTGATATAGCCCTAACTATTCTATAGTAATTTTTAATTGGTATCTTGTTTTTAAGCCAACCATATAGAGAGTGCTCAATGTAATACTTGGAATCATCCTCTTTTCTAAATATCATATCTGCACTTCTCTCTGGGCAACCCATAAATTCTGCCATATTTTGGAAGTCTTGTTGGGAAGACATCACAGTCATTGCTCCAAATCTAACATGAGTAAATGGAGTAAAGTGATTGTGTTCAGCTAGATATCTAATAAGCCTAATGTCTCTATTTGTAATTTTATTTTTAATTTTGTCAAATGAAACCCTAGCAGCGTTTACTACTGTTAAATCATTGTTTTGGTTATCTATTCTTTTTACTGATATTTTTGACACAGCTCTCCTTATGTATTATCTTCTTGTCTAAAAGGAAAATAAAAGTTATTTCCAAAAGAATCTATTATATCGTCTAAATCCTTGGTTTTTTTCTTTTTTTTTGTAACTAGTTTTACTTTTTTTTTGCTTACTTTATTCAGTCCTCTAGCTTTTTCAAGTATAATCTCTTGCCTAGCTTTTCTGCTAAAATTTTTGCACATATAATTTGAACACAAGAAGAGAATGAAAGATTCTTTTCCATCTCTACCACAAATTGGACATTTGTTATTTTCCAATGCATAAACCCCTTTTTTATATGTTAGTCAGAAGATAGAGAATTAATACCCATTTCTGACTGAGCCTTTCCCAACTCTAACATAAATCTAAGTGCAACTTTGTTGCTTCGCACAAAGAACGAAAAGGCTGGCCTTGGTAGCCCCAAGAAAATTTTTTTTGGCTATGCCAAATCTTAGGTAAACCCAAGAAAAATTAAACATAGTTTATTTAGCAGTTGTTAAACTAATTAAATCTTTCTTCTCCGGGTGAGAAACCTTTCCAAATCTTATTTTATTTCGCTATGCGAAATCTTAGCTCGCTAAGATATCTTCTTGTATTTTTCTCAGCGGCCAAATTCTATTTTTTGAAACTTTTCTTTCTGGTCCAAATTTAATTTCTTTGATGCTGTATCTTAATTTTTTTATATTTGCGTGTAAGAACTTTTTTATTTTTATTTCATTAATTGGAGTTGGAAAGAAGTAATCAAACTGAGAAATAAAAGGTGGTTCAAGTCCTTTAGTATCAATGATTACAGTAACTCTTTTTGCGCTAATTAACATGAGCTTAGTGTCCTAAGTAATAAAAGTTTTTTGATATATCGTTCTAAACAAGTTTTGAGTATTTAGCAATGCCAAATCAATTGGTCAGAAGAGTAAAGTCGCAAACATGTGTTATTTAGTGTGTTTCTGATAGAGAAAAAGGTTTATTTAGCAGGTGCTAAACATCTAAACATCTAAAAGTCTATCAATCGAGAACAAGCTAAATTTTCCTGAAGCTGTCTCCAGTATCTAAATTTATTATCATTTTTAGTAATTGATATGCATACTGGTATATTTCTTCTTTTTGAGTAGAAAGTTATAATGCCATTTTTAATACTTGTAAATTCCCCCCCCAGATTTTCTACTTCTAAAACATAGTCGTTGAGAGAGTTTACAAGGTTTTTCATTTCAAAAGAGAGTAATTCAAGCGTCCTAAGTAGTTCTTTTTGCTCTTCTTTTTCTAATTCTAGAATGTTGCTGGTGATTACATTTATTTTTGTTCTAATTAGAATTAGTTTTTCATGCTTTTCTACAGCGCTTTTCATTATTGAGCAAAGTAATGGAGCGAGTTTATTTGCAGAGTTAATATCAAGAGGCTCAGGCCATGAACTTTCAGGAAAGAAAGTTGCCATGAAACCTTCAGCATCATTCATCGCATGATCCTTCACAGATAATCAGTGCCGCACAATCATATAGGTGACGAGGAGGAAATCCATGTGCATGTACCGTAGGCAGAAGAACAAAGCTGCCACATTCAGTGGGTGTGTATGTCAAAGTGGCAAAACCACTGAAGTCTGCTGAATCTTCAGCCACAATGCTTCTTCCATTGTGGTTGGTGAGTCTGAGTTCAAAGCGAGTGCCCGGAGGCCATCCTTCAAAGAAAATGCCGTAAGTGAAGGAGCCATCACAACATAGGTTTTCGTTGTAAACAGAATATGCCGGATCATTTGGTCCAGTGTAATCTAATTCATATCCTTCGTAGCTAACCTTGGGCTTACAAGGTTTAGCTTTACTAAAGTTTTCTTCACTTTGTGAAGTGCTCAAAATTGAGCTTGTGAGATTTTGACTAGCTGAAGCTGATGATACTAGTATATATGCAATTATTGCAGAGAACAGTACTAATTTGTTCATTATTGTTGTCCCTCTCCTTGGTCAAAAAAAGATTCTAATCTTCTTTCTTGTTCTTCTCTTTGTTTTAAAGCAACGTATTCACAAACTTCACAATGTGGATGACCATACTTATCTTTAGTAATACGTCCTATATGTGTAGTTATATAAAAACACCTTCTACATTGTGTGAAATCTATTTTAAATTTGTTTTTCATATTTTTCCTTTACTGTATAATCGTATTTTATAGTAGCACAGAAGGGTTGTAAGTATGCGAAGAAAAAGAAAATGCGTCGAATGTAGTAAAAAGTTTATAATCTGGTTTTACGATAAACAATTTAAAGACATTTGTAAAGATTGTCACAGAGATCACATCAAGAGAGAGGTCGCCGAAAAAGATGAATCGTTTTACAAAAATTTTATTCAAAAGAACTCTTTCAAGTGTATATGTGGCAAAGAATATAGCTTAGAAGAAGAAGACTTTTGTAAACATTCTAATAGACATGTAAAACAATTATTTGACTTTGGTATAAATAGACGCGGAGAAGAGTGGGTCGCAAAAGAGATCAATAAAGCGGCTCGTATTAGGTGTAAAAATTGCAATAAGACAGCGCCTTCAACATTTGAGTCCCTAGACCCTAGATCAAAGATTATTTTTACTAAACCAGATATTGCTAAGATGATCGAACACCAAAATAAAAAAAGAGAAGAAGAGAGAAATTCTAAACATAAAAATTGGTGGGAAGATATTTAAAGTGTTTAATTATAGAGATAGCCGACAAAAGCAACCATTTGTAGTTTAACAAATTAAAACCTTCACAAACTCAGAATTGACCCCCCCGCCCCTATCGTCTGGTGTCCGATTCTAGGCTCTATGATCCCCTCCCCTATTCCTTGCCATTCTATCCCGATTCTAATCTTTTCTTTCGACGTAACCCTAGAGTTTTTCAGTACTTATGGCTATCCATCCTAGATTCTTCTCCCGGTAGCTTGCGCAATCCCCTTGTCTGGAGGGATACTGTTGTAGGCCCTAGCAACGGATCACCGATTGGAGGATACAATGAATCATGGACGATTCAATCCGCAGGAGTTCATGTTCGTCGTGCAGATTGCGTTTCTCGGAACTGTGCTCCTGTATGTGGGACTTGTCGCTCTCCGATTCAGGAAGAAAAGCTGAAAGGAAAGATCGAAGGGGAGTTGGAAAGGTTCCAGCTCCCCCCCCTTCTCCCCTCTCGAACCTGAAAGGTTCACCATGATCAAGTGCGCCCGTTGTGAGGAAACCATTGAGCGTGAGATTCTGGAGCGTATGCTCCCGATCACCGATCTCGAAGACGTCGTGTGCTCCACTTGTACTTCTCAGGAGTATGCTGAAGGCGGATTCATTCACTCTCTCGCCGAAGTGCTCTTCGGAATCGACGAAGAGTGGACTTACTAGAAAGAACCAAGGGGGACCGGAAAGGTTCCGGTCCCCCCCCCCTTCTCCCCTCCCGGACCTGAAAGGTTCACCATGCGAATCGACCTGATCCAGCAAGCCAACGCCAAGATCGAAGCTCTCGGAATCGTGACGGACAAGATCGCGAAGCTCCGCACCAAGAGGAAGGCCCTGATCTTCCGCTTCCTGAATGCTCGTCGGGAGCAGGAACTCAAGCTCCTCAAGCGAGAGGCGAAGATTCTTCGGAGTGAAGCTCTCGCTTCTCTCGGAATCGCGAAGGACTCCATGAACTGGACCCGGCGGAAGATCGAAACTCTCTACTAGAGCGAACAAAGGGGGACCGGAAAGGTTCCGGTCCCCCCCCCTTCTCCCCTCTCGGACCTGAAAGGTTCACCATGAACATGACTCTCACCTACTTCAAGAAGATCGCCGACGTTGGACCGGGCGGAATCAAGTGTCCGTGCTGCTGCAAGTGGGGTACGTTCGTCGGATCGAAGCAGTCGCCGAAGGTCAAGAAGGCGGTGCGCAAGTGGACCCGCTCCAAGCTCAAGCGAGAGCTGCAGCGCGAACTGCAAGGTTGACCAGTGAGAGGGGAGGG